TGCCCGCGCCGTGGAATCCGCTGGTCACGGCGTCCCGGATGGAGGTCTGGCCGTTCTGGAGGCCGTTCAGGGCAAAGCCCTCGTTGATATCAGCGCGGGTAGCGTACCCCTGGAAGCCGGGGCCGTTCACGCCGTTCCCGCCGCCGAAGCCGCCATAGCCGCCCCAACCGCCGAACAGGCCGAAGATGAGGAACAGGATGATCCAACTGGACCAGTCCCCGCCCCATCCAAAACCGCCGTTGCCGCCCTGATAGGCAGGCTGAACCGGCATCGTCATAACGGTGCCGCCGTCAGAAGAAAGACTCATGTAAATTCTCCTTTGTTTTTATTTTCAAAACCCGGCCGGGATTTTGATCACTTGCCGAACATTCCCCGCATCCCGTCAAACATGCCCGACATCTGCTGGGCCTGCTGTTGAGCGTGGTTTAATTGCTCCTGCGAGATTTTTCCGCTTGAGACCATTTCATTGATGATAGCATTTGGGTCTTTGCCCTTCATCTGCTGCATGAACTGTTGAAACTGCTGCATCATGTTGGGGCGGCCACCGCCGCCCATGACTCCGAAAAAGGGATTCATTCTGCATCCTCCTTCGCGTTCTTCTTTGCAGTCGTTTTCGGAGCTGCCAGCGCGTCCACACGGGCCGCCAGGGCCTCAAGATCGGCCTTTGTGGCAAACTCCACGCCCTGTGGGGCTTGCGCCGTTCTGGCCCCGCTGGTGCGCTCTACGAGGTCATAGACCTTGATGGACGGTTTCCCGCTGGCATCCGCCTGCTTGAGATAGATGGTGGGTGAGTTGCTGTCCCAAAGCGCCACGGCGCTGTTAGGGGCCACCAGATAGGCCATTGCCTCCGCCTCACCGCTCACCCATACCATGCTCTGGCCGCTGGCCTGCGCCTGCTGGGGCTGTGCCTGCGGCATCTGCTGGGGCATGGGCTGAAACTGCGCCCCACGGAGCTGTGCAAGCTGATCCGGCATGGGCGGCTGGTAATATTGCGGCTGCTGGTATCCATAGTAAGGGTAGCTCATGGGTTACGCCTCCTTGTGCCAGTAGTAGAGCGGTATTTCCCCGCCGCTGTCCCAGGTGTCAATCCAGTCTCCATTTTGCACGCACACCACATGCCCGGACAGGGCCAGAATATAGGTGCCTTCGGGATGCTCCGCGGCAAAGTCGGCCACCGTGTAGCAGTCCGGGCAGGAGTTGGGTATCATGTCCCGGTCAAAGCAACGGCTGCGCAGGTAGGCTCCCCACACATGGTTGGCCGACGGCATATCCCGCATCATGTAGCCCTGGATGGCGACGCCCACATAGGTCTCCTCCCAGCTCTGTCCGAGGGCCTTTGCAATGGCCCGGATGGTGCAGTCCCCTACGTTGCGTCCGTCGGGGTTTTCGTTATGCTGAATGAATCCCATGTTTTGCCTCCAATGCTGTCACATATGCCTCCAGACCCTCGTCATCCCCCTGCGCCATGTACCAGACCGCCGTTTCGGCGGCGCACTCGCGGGACATCCCGGCGGCTACCATCCTCTCGATTAGAGTCATATCCAACACGTCCTTGTCCATAAAAATAAGGAGTCCGTGAGGAGGGCGGCGACGTGTACCAACCCTGTATCCTCACGTCCTCCTTGCCTATATTGTCGCACAAAAAAACTTCCGCCGGGGGACATCCCAGCGGAAGTTATGGGGCGTTATGTACCTTTTTGGAGGAAGCCCAGCTTTGAGGCCGTGAACTCCACCTTTTCACAGATAAAAGGCATGTGGCGGTAAATCGTTTTCCGGTCGATTTCGCAGCAATCGGCAACATCAATCTGAGGCCTTCGCTCCAGCAGATAGAGCTCCGCGATCCGTGTGTCGTCTTTCCCCAGGTTGGCCTCGCGGATGGAGTGCTTCATTTCGGTGGTGGTCAGCTCCTCCAGCCTTCCGGGGAACCGAATCAAAGCCTTTGCCATATTCACCACCGGCTATGCCACGGTGCGTCGTCGATGGTCGACTCCTTGTAACCCGCGGCGTAGTAATAGTCGTCCTTCACCTCGTCGCTCACGTTCATGCGGTCTATGACGGACATAATCCGGTCTTTTCGGTCTTCTCCCTCAATGTCTGTGATGGCGGCCCGGAACAGGATATAGTCCTCCGGGGATAGGTCGCTGTGCGCAGCCGTTTTTACCCATCCGTCCAGCCTGTAGCTGCTGATCTCAGACTTTGTGGTCTTGTCCGCATACTCATAGACGCTGTCAATGACAAACGCCTTGTCGGTATCGCTCATGCTCCGGTACGTCGGGTTGTCTATGATGTTCCCCAGCATTTCAAACTGCATCTGACCCCGCTTGGTGGCGTACTGCTCGTATTTCTCCTTGCTCAGGTCAATCCGTTCCCCGTCCACGGTGATGTAGCGTTCCGGCCGCTGGGGAACCACTGAGGCGTCTCCTGTCTGGTCATAAATCCTCTGTATCTCCTCGTCCACCGGCGTCACCTGCTTGTTGGAGGTATAGGCCGGATTGAGGAAATTGTTTGCCATGCGCAGCCAGAGGGGACCGCTGCTGTCCTCCCTGCCCCATGCGTCGATATAGGGCACTTGCTGGTAGTCCCAGCCTGGAATCCGGGCGCTGGCCCGCCCGATGGCGTACTGGATATCGGTGGGCAGCCGCAGGTTCTTGTCGGTGTAGGTGGTCATGCGCACGTCCTCGGCGGAGCGCTCAATCTGTCCGCCAAAGGTGGGAATTGGCTGCGTGAAGTAGCTGACCAGCGCGGAGGAGACCAACGCCCCCAGTTTGTTCTCCGAGAAAGAAACACTGTCAATTACATCGTTGAGGGACTGGAGCATGGACAGTTCCAGCATTGGGTCGGAGATGGACTTCAGGGCGGTGGAAATGCTCTCCGCCGTGTTTCCTCCCTGTCCCATGGAGTCCATCAGCTCCACGCCCATGAAGAAGGGCAGGGCCTCCGGGGCCAGCCAGTCCAGTGTGATATTCCCGCCGCCGGGCAGGTTCAGCGCGTAATTCTGAACGCCCGTCAGGTTGTTGAGTGCGTCCTGCCCTTCGTCGTCCCCGCCGCCGCTGGTGACAATCCCCTGGGCGAACAGGTACGCGCCCAGCGCCATGAGCCCCGAGCCGGTGAGTCCGGAGGCGATATGGTCGATGACCTCCGCCCCCGTCATCTTTCCCCGCTTCACCTGGTAAAGGTCGTAGGTGAGCACTTTAAAAAACTCCGCCGGGCTGTACTCCAGGCCCCGCACAAGGATGTTGGCCGGGGTGCGCTTGAAGGGCAGGACGGCCTCACCGGCGGGCCCCAGGGCGCGGGCGATCTGCACCACCTTGTCCGACACCTTGTTCCGATCCTGATAGGTGGCCTTCAGTGCCTCCCGCCCCGCGTAGTCCCGCGCCCGGCTGAGAATCTGCGCGTCCACCGTGTTATTCCGCATCTGCTCCGCCGTTACGCCGTTGGACTGGAGATAGCCGGCCAAAGCGTCGGCGTAGGTGATACGTTTGAAAATGGCGTCCTCCGCCTCCAGGGCCCAGGAGTTTATCTTGCGGCCCGCCTCCAGAGGGGCGGTGCGGAAAATACGGCGGCGGCTGTTGATTTCCGTTCGAATGTCGTCATACTTGTTCCCGGAAAGCACGTCCCGCACGTTTGCCCAATCGGCCCACGCAGCCTTATAGAGCGCGGGATTGGCCGCGAACGACTTGGTGCGTCCCAGCTTTCCTCCGCTGACCTTGGAGACCCCCGCCTCGATGGTTGCCGCCACCCGGTCCTTTGTCCAGCGCAGCGGCTGGAAAAACACGTTTCCAAAAAAGTTTCTTACGTGCGTCCTGGGGTTAAAGAGCATCGCCATGTACCTCCAGGCGTTCCACTTATCCTTCCATTTGGCGGGCACCTGGTCAGCCACGTTCTGATAGATTTTGTCCAGCACCGCGTCCCGGCCCGCCTGGTCGGTCTGATGGTTGAACTCCTCAATCAACGACGGGTCAATGGTGATCTCCAAATCCTTGTAGTTTTTCTGGATGGTCTTTTCCAGCTCGCTCACCACGCGCTTGGCGGCGTAGAGCTGGTCACTGGGAGCCAGCTTACGCAGGATGGAGGCCGCCTGTACCGCCTGCCCGGCGGTGGTCTCCATCTGCGCGTAGAGGGAAAGCAGCTCCGCCGTGGCCTTCCCGTCTCCCGCGTTGGCGGCGTTGATGAGGAGCTGCTGGCCCAGGGTGGCGATGTCCTTGGACACGACGCCCTTGCGCACCTGGGCGGAAAACTCCTCCAGCGCCCTTTGATAGCCCTTCTCCTCAATCGTCCGCACCGCCCGGTCAACGGATGCCCGGTCGCTCCGGCGGTTGTAGGATAACTCCCCGCGCAGCACCATGTTCTGGATGTCCCCCACCACCTCGTCGGGGATGGCCTTTGCACCCATGGCGGTGGAGGCGGTCTTGCGGGTGGGGGGGGCCCGGGGGGCGGGGGGGGGGACGGCCCCCGGGCG